TCAGGATTACTGGCACGATTATCAGTAAGTCTATAATCTCTTTGCCCATTAAAATATATTGATTTAATCCCAGCACTATTAACTTGTATATGATCTAGTTTTGTTCCTGTTAAAAGATTTATTTCTTTTCCTATATATTCACGTTTCATAAAGTTTCCGGGTACAGGTTGCAACTTAAATTCCCTTAGTTCATTATCTGTATGGTTTATTCTTATAAAGTTATATTGAGGTTGCGGTGTTCTACCTAATACAGCAAAAGGCTTGTCTCCGATTTTTGTCCATTCATCATCACCTACGGCTCTTGCGTACAATTCAAAAAAACTATATCTTTTAACGTATTTACTCATCTGACCTAAAGAA